TCAGTCTCGGGGGGAATCCAAGAAGCTATAGATGATCTCCCCTCTGCTGGAGGTAAGGTTCTTTGCTCAGCGGGGCGAACATATTCCCTAAACGGGGGGAACGCTGCCACTGCCTCCATCTGGCTTCACCCTGGTGTTGAGCTTCATATTCCCGCAGGAACCACCATCCAGCGCGCAACGGGGTCACTCGCTTCCGCTATAGGGGTTATTTGCGCTAGCCCCAAGGGTAGCAATGGCACAGAGTTTGGGTCCAGCACAACCGGCTCCAACATCTCCATCACAGGGTCGGGAACCATAGATGGTAACTACTCCGCTTTTGCGGGCAGTGTGGGGCATGGGATTAGAATTAAGTATGTAGATGGGCTTCTCATTGACGGCCCCACCATCATCAACACCAAACAAGATGGGGTTTATATTGATGGTTGTCGTAACTTCAGAATTTCAAATCTCTTCCTCAACAATATAGGTCAAGCCACCACCGTAACCCAGCGTAATGGGATGAGTATATACAGCACTGGTAATACCACCGGCTGGGGGCAGCATGGGGCGATCAACAATATAAATATCGTAACTGTTGGTGCTGCTGGGGCAACCGCTGCGGGAGAAGGCATCTCTCTACTTGACGTAGCTGATGTTACTGTATCCAACGTCACAGTGGATGGCTGTGACTACACCCTCGAACTCAACGCCCACAGCACTGATGCTGAGTGGAACCGCAACCTCACCTTCTCCAACATCGTCAGCAAAAACGCCCGCTTCACCTTCATTGCGCTGCTCGACAACGTGGCCGCAACATGGAGAGATGTGGCGTTCTCTAACTGCACCTTTGAAGGACACTCCACCCTTCACAGTGGGAGCGCGGTTAGAGTCAACGTAAACACTACCGGCACCTTTGACGGACTCTCCTTCAGCAACATCATCGCCCGTAACATCAACACTGCCGATACCGCTTCCATTGCGTTCTTCCACTATCAGTCTACCACAGGAGCGGGATCAACGGGACTTAACATCTCCAACTGTAAGTTTTATGGTAAAGCGGGGAGCACTGTTATCACGTGCGCGGGAGTATCCCTAAATGGTGGATTGGCAGATGCCATCATCTCCAACACGTTGGTGAAGGATGTTCCCGGTATAGGCTTCAATGTAGGTGGTGTCACCGCTGTCACCTCCACCGCGCGTAATGTGGTGTTCAATGGTTGCATCGCTGACACCTGCACGGGGGATGGCTTTAAGGTATCCGCAGGAACCACAGGAACAACTCAGTATGATGTTAACTTCTACAGTTGCATAGCTAAAGATTGTGGCATAAGCGGAAATAACTCTCGTGGATTCTTCCTCACCACCACAGTGGGAGCGGGAGCTATCGTCCAAGATATCCACCTCGCTGATTGCCGCGCCTATAAAACCTCTGGCACCTTCATGCTCTACGGCCTAAACTGTACCGCCTTCGCCGCTTCCACCCTAGGGCCGGTTTATGTGGATGATTGTGACTTCACCGGGGTTCAAACTGCGGAACTAGTTACCTCTGGTACCATCACCAACCTTCGCTGCACGGGGAAGTTTGTAGGTGCAATCCAAGCTATCCTCGCTGTGGGTAACACTATCACCCTCCCTTCCCTCATAAAGGATTGTGTTATCCGCCTCACCGCAGACGGCAACTATACCCTCACTTCTGCCCCCACCCTCGCCAACGGCGGCTTTGAGGGGCAGGAGATTACCATCATCAACGAGGACACCGCTGAAACAATCACCGTTCAAGATCAAGGCACCCTTGCTTCCTCGAATCTTCGCCTTAGTGGAGTTAGTGTGGCGCTAGCTCCACGCGATAACATGCGCCTCATATGGAACGGAACCATTGGAGATTGGGTACAGACAGGGTTCCTCAACGTTGTCTAAGATTAAAGTCCCCATCCCCATCAACAGCGGCATCAACACCCAAGCCACGCCCACCCAGCGTGCCCTCACCAAGCTACGCAATGCGCGTAATGCCTACTACAAGCGCGACGATATGACGCTTAGGAGGAGAGCGGATATCACTGATGTGGGGGCGGGCGTGCTTGATCCTGCTTTCTTCACCCCCCGCAACTGCACCTTTTTCGCTGATACAGATAAGACGTTTAGGAAGTTTGTATACTCCGTTGACGCTACAGCAGGAGGCTTCACCACGGGCACCCTCGCCGCCACCAACGTTGAATCACCCGGAGCATTCGACCCCATCGGCTTGAATCAGATGGGCACAGGGGGGTACCTAGGAATACGCCGTCCCACTCAATACAACAACATCCTCTACTGGCCTTCTCTCCCCAACAGCGCAGGCTTGGTGGGTGCACCTGTGGCGTGGAATGGGATTACGAGTGATGTGCGCGAGGCGGGGATTGACGTTCAACAGCATGGGGTAGCTACTACAACCTATACCATCAACGTCGCAGGAGCGGGGGCGCTCACCTTCGTCACAGGCCGCCGCTACGCTTACACCCTCTATGATAGCGTTAACGATGTTAAGAGTATGCCCGCAAACGATGGCGTCACCCTTCGTACCGTAACCACAGGAGTTATAGCGGGTAAGGTTCCTGTTGTAACCATCACATGGGGGGCCATTGACCCTAACCTAGCTAATGTCAACAACAATCACGACAGCGTTCGCTTCTACGCCACCACCGATGGGGGAGTAACCTTCTACTTCCACTCTCAAGTAACCATCACCCCCGACGCCAACACAGTTGGTGCCACCGCTGTCCTCACCGACTCCATGCCTGACTCAACTCTAGTTGCGGGCGAGGTGCTTGATTATCTCTCCCCGCCTCCGCCTGCTAAGTTCTTTGCTAAGTTTGAGAATAAACTTGTCGCAGGCGGCACCACCACTGCAAACGCAAGTTTGGGTAACGTCACTGGCGAAGGTGTGGTGGGTAACGTCCTCTACTACTCCCTCACCGACCAACCCGAAATGTGGCCACGCAACTTAGTATTCAGGAGTGACTTCAACGCCATCCCCTTTAAGGATCAAGATGGGGATGAGCTTCAGGGAGCGATACAGGTTAATAGGGTGCTGCTGGTGGGGTTGCAAAATAGTGTATGGACAATCAACCACCTCCCCATAGTAGGAGTTGATCCCCTCTTCGACTTCAGCACCCTCAAGGACCGCATCAGTGACACCCACGGCTTCATCTCTGCCTATGCCTACGAGAATCTCAAGCTGAGTGATGATGAGGATGCAGCGTTCTATGTGTCGCAGCGCGGCTTTCACCTCAACAACGGAAGCGTGGATAAACTAGTAAGCAACGATATCCAATGGGATGACACTATCTACAACTCCTCTCAGTCTAGCTTAGTGCACGTCATCAATGACACTTCCAACTTCATCATCATCATAGGCTTCCCCAGCGTGGACAGTGACGTAGTTGATAGCGCGTATGTGTACCACTATCATCCCTCCCACCTTGGTGAGGATGGAGTTGGAGTGGTAACAGGTCCGTGGGATTACCCCCTAGCATGCTCCACCCTTGTGTTGCGCGCCGATAACACTCGCGAAGTGTGGGGGATTACTAACTCCACCACCGTTGACAACATTATTGTGAAGATTAAAGGAACCACAGGCTACGACTACTCAGGAAGCGCCATCCCTTTCGAGTGGGAAACAGGCTGGGTGAAGATGGCAGACGACGCTGCTGCGCGTTTGCGTGAAATCAACTTCACCATAGAGGAGGCGGATTCCAACTCCATTGCGCTTGGTGTCTCCACCATCTCCCAAGTAATCCCCAAAGTTACCCCCCTCCAATTCAACACTAACGGTGCAGCACTCAAAGTGCTGTGGGATGATGATAACATCACTGTGCGCCAGATAACAGGAGGTGGGGTTGAGGTGCAGCAAGGCCCCCGCACCCTAACTATCACCTCCACCGACCGCGCTGTGGTGAGCGTCACGGCTGATGCTGAAGTGTATGGTGAAGATAAAAACCTTGCCGACGGAAGCATGATCGAATCCTAATGGCTACTCCTCCTCTACTTCGCAAGTTAGGGCGGGCTGAGCGGGCACTGCGCCCCCATAATATCGCTCACCAGATTGACCAGATTAGAGCCAAGGTGGATGAGCTTGTGCAGGCGCTTGCTAACCTCAACCTCAACGTCACAGGCTCAAGTGGGGGCACCGCCCCCATGGTGGGGCATGCGGCGTGGACGGGGAACTACTCCACCGCTAGCGCAGATGGGGCGCTTGACACCTACATTAGAAGTGACAGTACCCTTAAGTATCCTCCCGCGCTAGGCACCCCTACAAGGGTAGTGTCGCTTAGTAACGATGGAACTGAAGGCGCACTCCTCACCGCCGATAACAGTTTTGCCGCAAACTCCCTTGCGCTGAAAGCCCCCAACGCCACCAACACGTTGAGGGTGGGGAAGTATGGGAACCTAGCATTAGCGGGGACAGCGCTTAGTGATACTGCACTATTAAACTTTACCAAATCCTATGATGAGTCCGCCGCCACCCCAAGCTCTATTAATGCAACCATGACTAATACAAATGTTGGCACAGCTTCGGGGGCAATTATAGGTATAGTAGCTAACATAATAGCTTCCATGACCACGGCGGGAGCATCATCCACTAATCCAGCGCTTGGAACAAATATAATCGTCACGGGTGGAGCAATTGGTAATAATAATTTCCGCGGTTCTATAATCGTACACCGTGCAGCTTCTATAGCTCAAAGTCAAACAGCGGGGACAGCAACAGTCCCACTTATGGTTAACTTCCAATCTGGTAGTACCGCTACTGGTGCCTTCAATGTCACCCGTTCCGCTGTTACTGACGCGGCTAACTTCTACGCCCGCAGCGGTGTGCTTAGCTTTAGCGGCACCCTAACCAACCTCTACGGCCTCCTTGTTGACCCCCTCACCATAGGGACTAACCGTTACGGAGTTAATGTAGCGGCTATCACTGGGGGAACCATTGCTACAGGAGTTGAAGTAGCTACCCACAGCGGTGGCACCACTCGCCGCTCCTTCAGAGGAGGCAACACCTTCGAGTGTACCACTCAAGACTTCTTCTGCTCCACCACAGCTAAAGGGTTAATGTGTAAAGATTCCCAAGGCACCGCTGAATATTGGCGCACCTACATTGACTCCACCGGCACCAAAGACATGACCATGACTGTGGATAGCACAGGGTTTGCATCCTTCACTCGCGCCGCATCTGCCACCGGGGATGTGCTGCTTAAAGTTATTGACACCGGCACCACCGCTCCAACAACTTAGAGGATAACGTGTGGCTATCATCATTTCCCGCGCAGTTGGGGTGGACACCACAGCCAATCAGCCCGCTGCCGCAACTGCTAACAGACTCTACGTCCACACCACAAGTGGGAGCAAACTCTACCTCCCCGAGATCGATGATGGCGCAGCGTGGCAACCTTGGCGTGCCAACTTCGCTTACTGTATGTTCGCTGTTCACACCACCGCTGCAACATGGAATGTGGACCCTGGAGGGATTGGAACCTATCTCTCCTTCGATACCACTAATCAAGCTAACCTCCACAACCTCGACTTCACACGTTTCCGGCAGGGTAGGATTATTGCAAGGTGCAGCAACAGCGCCCTCTCTTCTGGGTCCATCTTGGTTAAGATAGTTGACATCACCAACACTCAAGATTTAACCCCCGCTGTGACGTTTCTTGCAAACGGATTATGGGCCACACGGGTCTCTGCGTGGCAGGCGCTTAACTCCGCAACCTACGCGGGGGATGCAGTTTTTGAAATCCAAGGGTTATCTGGAATGGGTGATGCGCTTGCTGTTGGAACTATAGCCCTTGAACTTCGTTAACTAATTGGAGCTTCGCTAATGGCAAAGTTAGTCCTCACTTTGGATCTTCAGCAGGATAATGGCACTAGCATTATCAAAGGCACTCAAACTAAACCTTCCTTTACAAGCGCCGACTTTGAGCTTGTGCGAGGTTTTCTAGTGGGCCAAGCACTCTCCAACCTCCTCAAGATGCAGGGGTGGAGAGCGGACAATACCATCACTCTATCTGGTGAACCCATAACCCTCACTATAAGTAGTCTCTAGACATGGCCTACCATCATCTCTACAACGACGGCTTCTCCTTCTCTCAAACCTCCATCGCAAGCGGCGACACCATCTCCAACACCAACGTCGCTACCTCCTTCGCCACCGGATTCACCCTGCGAGATGGCGCACTCGCCGATGGACGTAGTATTAAAATCCACGCCGCTTTCCGCGTCTCCACCACTGGCACTCCCACACTAGGCCTTAAACTCTTTGCCAATCAACAGACTGTCGCTCTGCTCACCTTCACCGCGTGGACGCTGGGCAATAACCTTTCCGCCACTCTCATCACCCTCAACGGGCACATCACCACCACAGGTTATGGTAAGTCTGCCACAAACAAGTGTGTGGGGATTGTGGATGACATCGGCTCAAACATCCGCACCGCTTCCACCGTTCCCAGCATTGACCCCCAACTCTATCGCGCCGACCTCTCGCAGATATGGACTATGCAAGCAACCTTCAGCGCACAAGACCCCGCCAACATCATCGTGATGCATCAGTTTGATCTGCATCAGTATACCTCCACCTAATATGAATCAAGTTAAGCTCGACATAGACTTCCTCCTAGCCACCATCGGCTCTCTCCACTTCCAAATCTCTCAGCTTCGCGCTGAGCTACAGGAGATACGTGAGCGACCCCAAACCGACGCTGAAGCTGAAACTGCGCCCCGCAAACGAAGCAGAACTCCCGTTCATCCACCTAGCGACAACGAATGAGCCTTATTTCTACCACATCGATAGCTCACTCATAAGCTTCAGGGAATTCTTAGACTACGACATCAAGTGGTATGTTGCGGTGGATGATGATGGGGAGTGTTACGCGGCAGCATCGTTTGGCTTCATTGATTGGATTAATAGGAGTGCAGGGATTGGGTTGGTGGTGCTTCCTAGCAAGAGGAGATTGGGTGTGGCTACACAATGCTTGGAACTTATAACTAAGCTAGGTTTCAAAACGTTAGGCCTGCACCGCCTCTGGGCCACCATCGTTGAAGATAATCGTGTGGTGTGGGAGGGAATGAAACGGTTTGGCTGGGAACATTGCGGGCGCTTCAAAGAATCCCAGCTACTTGATGGTAAATGGACTAATAGAGTTATATTCGAGTTAATCAACAAGGAAGGATAACATGGGAGCAGCGGCAGGGTTAGGAGCGGCTGGACAGGTTATTGGACTCACGGGTGGTGAGCGCGGGCGCAAGGGAGCTAAGCGAGGATTCAAGCAGGCTGCGGGAGAGTTTCAATCACCCGCTTCACTCACTAGTAGTGGTGCCGCGTACCCTCTCTTCGGCACAAAGGATGCGAGTGTATTTCAGAACCTTGGTGCGCTGCTGAGCGGAAACTCCCTTGACGAACTTCAGCCCGCGCTGAGGAGTGCTGACATTGGTGGCCGCAACCAACAGCGTGCCTTCGCTGGTAATCTTGCTCGCAGTGGCCTCACTGGAAGCGGATTTGGTTTGGGCAACAATCAAGCCATCGCAAATCAGACTGATGTTAATAAGAGTAACATCCTCGCACAACTCCCAGCACTTCGGCGTGAGAATCTAGCAGCGGCGCTTCCCTACTTCCAAACCTTCATGGCTGATATAGCGCGTAGGCAGAGTGGGCGTGCGGGGATTAAGGAACGTAGCGCAGGCACCAATGCTGCTGCTAAGACTCAATCCTCAAACAACATGGGCAACGCGGTGAGTAGTGGTGGTATGGGTAAGGTTGGTGGTAAGGGTGGCGGGGGAGGATCAGTATAAGTATGCCCGATCAATTTGGTAATCCCACTTTCAAAGACCTCTTCGAAGACCCAGAGGTGCTTAGGAGATTGTATAACAATCCCTCGCGCCAACCTTCTCCCCTTGAGGAAGCATTCAACTACTCCGCTCCCGCACAAGTCCCCCTTCCTAGCCCACTTTCCCAAGATGAGCGCATTGCGGGACGTGCTGCAATCACTAGCGGAGGTTTAACTGACCTCGCGGGGATATATCTTGGGCAGGCCCCCCAAGGTCGCAGCGAGGCGGCTTTACAAAATTATGCTGGGCAGTTCCGTGCCGTTGAAGATAAGACTCGCGCAGTACAATCTTTTAATGCTCAGCAAGAAAATCAGTTTGGGAGAGAATCGCAGAGGCAGCAGTTTTTGTCTGCTCAACTTGCTGAGAAGCAGGCGGCGATTACTGCGCGTACAGGTGAGAAGATTGATTCACAAACTGAGGAAGCTAAGCGCAATAGGGAAGCCGCTGACACCCGCGCTGAAGCTGATAGAAAGGCGCGGGTAGATTTAGAGAATCAAAAGTTTGAGCATGATAAGCAGCTTGAGTCAATGAAAGAATCTGCGCGGATAAAGGAAGCCACTGCTAAAGGTAATCCTGCTGCTGATAAAGTTGCTGCCCAATATCAAGACACCGCCGCTCGCATTGACCAAGCCCGCAAGCAGCTTGATATTATGAAGGCTCATTATGAGAGCGCACTAGGTATATCCCCCGCATCCAAGGGGCAACCCACCAAGAGTCGTGGGGTAAGTGGATTCGCTGGGGCTGAGCTTCAGGAGCACCCTTCAGTATCATGGATGAGTGGATACTTGGGGCAGGGTGGTAAGGATGCCCAGCTTCATGAAACCTACAGAGGGTCACTCGCTACATCTCTTGCCCCCCTCCTGAGTGGAAGTAAGCGGGCTGTTATAGGAGTGTTGCAGGCCATCAAACCCACCCTCCCCGCCTTCCGCGATGAACCCAGTGTGGCGGCGGAGAAGTATAAGAACGTTCAGATGCTCCTCGATATCAGCGGAAGCCTCCCCGGTGCGAATCCCCAACAGCGTGCCGCAGCTAGGGCAGCGTTGAGGGAGAAGATTATTTCCTTCGCCACCGACCCCAACGTGAAAGCTAACATGATGCGGGCATTCGCCGCCGCAGACGCCGACCTAGATAAAGATGAAATTGCTGCACCTGTAGTGGGACAACGTGTACCTTCCCCTCCTCCCCCACCTCCTGGCACTGACTCCTTTGAAGAGCGCCTACGCAAAATAGAGAATAAGTAGATGCCTACTGACTGGAATGATCGAGACTCGATCAAACAATTTATGATTGAGTCCCATAATCAGGGTATCCCCGATGATGCGGTAGATGCCTATATAGCGAAGCGTAAGGCTAGTATGGCGGGGAAGACTCTTCAAGCGCATGGTGCTGGGCGCTCCTTCGATAAGGAGAAGGGACTTGATAACATGCTCAACATCATCCCCCATCCTCCCCAGAATGTGGTTAACGCGCTCCCCTACGCTCTAGGTGCTCCCGGCCAAGCTATGAAGGAGGGGATTGATTATCTTCAAGCTGAGAAGCCCGAGGATCGTCCTACGTGGTATGGCGCTGCTGCTAGAGTTGGGGGAATGGCTGTAGCTCCCGCTGTAGTGGGGGGAGTTACTAGGGCACTAGGTAAAAGTGTTGGCATGGCTGGGCCAGCTATGACTAGGGTGATGAACTCAGGCCCCATGCAAGCCGCTAAGATACTTAATCCATTCGCCAAAGAAGTCCCCGCTGAAGCTGAGCAACTTGGCACCACCATTGCCACCAAAACAGGACAGGCCCTTAAGACGATGCAACCCTCCGCTGAAGCTAAGGATGCTTTCGTAGCAGGGCTCAACAAAGCTGGTGGCGCAATCAACGTAGAGAAGCTAGCTGAGAAGTTTATGGGCGCTGTGGACGAAACCGCCCAGTTTGGTAGCGACACCGCCAAGCAAGCTGCCACTCGCCTCCAACAGCTTGGGGATGAGTTACTTAGCAAGAGGGTAGAAGGTAAGATAGGTATAGGGGATTTTGTAGCATTCAAGGAGAACATTAAACAGCAGCTATTTAATTCCTCCAACGGAATCTTGCGGCAGAAGTTGGGGCAGCTAGCCGCTGATGCTGATAACCATATTGTGCAGGAGATGGGCCCTGCGGTGGGAAATCATATCAAGGCCCTTGAAGCAGCTACCTCCAACCGCCTCAAGGTGCTCAGGAATGTTAACCGCTTCTTCCGCACCAGCCCTGAAGCAGCCATTAAGAGGGCAGCCTCCAACGACACCATCATGCGCATGCTGCATGAGCTTGGGGCACAAACGGGGATTGACTACGCAGATGAAGTGGCTACTCTAGCTGCTAAGAAGTCCCTCAATGCTGTGGAGAAATCGAGGGGGGTGGAGTTGATGACGCGCCTTACAGGTTCGGGTATTCTCGCTGCATACCAAGGGGGGCCTGCGGCATTGATGGCCTTCATGGCAACCTCCCCAGGGGCGCGTAGAACAGCAGCTAAACTGGGTATGCTTCTAGCTACTACCTCCATCCCCCAACTTGGTGCCGCCGCCATCGCCAATCAGTTTAGCGGGCCTAGTGAGCCCCCTAATGAGTAAGTTCTGGGAGTGGTTAGTCTCCCTCCTCAAGCAGAAAGAACCGGATTATGTGACGCAGATGCCTAGACTTCTCAAGTGGCCTGTACAGTCTAATAGAGGGGTTAGAGATAGGGATGAGTATGGGTCGGGGGCGTTTGGGGCATCGCGGGATGACGGTAAGCGCCCACACCTTGGATTAGATATAGTGTCCTCTCCAGGTGACAACGTTGTGGCTATGTGTCCTCTAGAGGTGACACACATTGGGTTAGCTTATGCTGGGGATACCCTAGGCAGCATCCACCTTAAAGGTTGGGACGAGTGGGGGGCGTACACCTTCAAGATCCTCTACGTTGAGGCTGAGGTTACAGTTGGGGAGATACTAGCGGCGGGGGAGGTTATAGGGGTGGCACAAGATTTAGGGGTACGCTATCCAGGTATAACTAATCATGTCCACCTTGAAGTCCATACAAACAATGAAGCGGTGGACCCGCTTCCACTATTAGAGGGGTAGTGATGGGGATAAGTGACAGGTTCAACGACTTCTTAGATAGGATAGGGGCGGGGGAGGGGATCTGGATACTCTCCATGACCTCCCTAGGCTTGATCATCCTCAGCCTAGCAACTCACCGTTTGACTGGCGTTGAGTTCGTGAGCGCCTTTAGCGTATGGTGTGGGGCCGTATTCGGCTCCGCAGCCATAGCAGGCTTCCGCGATATGGGTAAGCCGAATGACCCCAAATGACCAAGAATCCACTCAAAACACTAGCTGTTGTGGTTACGATAGCGGCAGGGGTTACAGCTTGTGCTACCTTCTTCCTCACCCGCTTCGCCTATCATGAAGAGCAAGGTGAGAATAGGGGAAGGGTTGCGCAGCTTACTGAGGACCGCCTTAACCTTCTTGAAAAGTATCAGTTAGACCACGCTGCCACCCACGCAGCTATTGAGCGTGATCTCCATGGCGCGGTGCTGATGGCTACCCAAACTCAGGATCAGTTAGGTAACCTCGCTGTGCAGGTTAATGCTCTAACTAAAGAGGTTAGGCGAGGGCAGTCTCAGATTGCGGAGATTGGGAAGCTTAGGATTGATCTCTCCTCCACCAGCAATAAGGTTGAGACTCTAAGCCAACGCCTCAACAAGCTCAACGAGTCCGTGGATGACCTCACCAAGGGGCTCAAAAAGCGCGCTAAGAAGGACGAGCATTGACCTTAGCCCCTACAGAGTGTATATTAGGCAGTAATGGCTAAGCCTCAGCGTATCTTCATCGTCCCCGACCTTCACTGTCCCTATCACGACCCAAAGGCGGTGTCACTTGCAAAACAACTCTTCGACTCCTACAAGCCCGACCTCACTATTTTCATCGGAGATAACCGTGACTTTATCTGGGCTTCCAGGTTCTTCGTTCCTCATAAGGAACGAGAAGGAGCGGTCGTTCGTGAGCTTCGAGCTTGGGCCACAGTCTCCGACCTCTTTAAAGCAGAAACTATTCGCCATCTGCGCGGAAATCATGAAGGACGAATACTCGAATACCTCGACAAGCACCCCGAACTCGAAGGCCTAGAAGGCTTCACTCCCTCAACCCTCTACCCAGGACTCATCAAAAATGACTTCATCGCGCTTGCTAATGGGAGTTTCATCGTTACTCACGGAAGCATCGTCCGCAGCAGTCCCGGAGCCAGCGCCGCTGCTGAAATGCAAAAGTGGGGTAGGTCTGGTTGTTCCGGGCACACGCACCGACTCTCGCGATATTATAAGCGCGACTATAGTGGAATCAAGCTGTGGGTGGAATGTGGCCATCTGGCGCTCAACCCCCCGCATTATAGAAGGATGAACAACCCGGCTCCTGAGAACTGGCAACAAGGTGTGGTTATCATAGAAACGGAGGGGAACAGGTTCCATGCGGAGGAGATCCCCTTCACCCTCAAATATCGCGCAATGTTGCGCGGGAAATGGTTCTCCGCCTAACCCCCTCAATATCTTCCCCGTAGCTGACCCCGCTCCACCCCCTGACGCTTATGATCGTGAAGATGACTCCTACTTCAAGCGAGGATTAAAATTATGTTGCTAGCAGTCTTAGCATTCGTGTGGCAGCAACACTTCGGCGGCCCTAACTCAGGCGATCACGTGAACACTAAAGCTGTAGCCGTAGATACTTCCGGCAATGCGTTCAGTGTTGGGTCATTCACAAGCAGTGCTGCGGGTATCAGCTTTGGAGGGGCAGCGCTTGTGGCTACCGGAGTTAGTGAGGATATCTTCATCACAAAATTCACCTCAGCAGGCGCATACGCATGGTCGAAGAGATTTGGTTCATCGGGAACAGATGTGGGGTATGGCGTAGGAACCGACAGCAGCGGGAACGTCTATATCACCGGCCAATTTCAAGGGACAGTAGACTTTGGCGGAGGTAATCTAGTCGCCGCTAACGCTGACATATTCGTTCTCAAGCTAGATTCAGCGGGTAACTATGTATGGCAGAAACAGTTAACTGGCACAGGAAATGATCTCGCCTACGCCATCTCAGTAAACTCTAGTGGAACCTTCGTGATATCAGGTGAGTTTGGTTCCTTCGGTGGAGGAGTGAATTTCGGCGGAGGTGTACTTACTAGTGCGGGTAGTTCCGACATATTCGTAGCTGAATATGATTCAAGTGGAACCTATGTGTGGGCGAAACAGATAGGTGGATCAGGAACAGATCGCGGTTTTGCTGTAGCAATAGACTCAACAGGAGTCGCCGCCGTCACAGGTGATTATAGAAGTAGCGTACAACTTGGTTGTGGCAGCATCATCTCTAACGGATTAGCAGATATTCCCGTAGTAAAGTTCTCCTCCACAGGTGGCATAACCTGGGTGCGGCGCTTCGGTGGTACTAGTGATGATCGTGGAACAGGTATTGCCATTGGGCCGTCGGGGGAAGTGCTTGTCACTGGGTATTTTGACGGCACTATAAACTTTGGAGGTGGGGTACGCCCCGATAGTGGGGGAGGGGTAGACATATTTCTAGCTAAGTATACCACTAATGGAGTATGGACATGGGATAAGGTATTCGGCTCACCAATAGGAGTTGATTCCCCCCGTGCGGTTGCGGTTGATAGCTCAGGGAATATCTCAATGGTGGGCGACCTAGATAATCCTCTCGACTTCGGGTGCGGGTCATTCGGAGAGAATAGTAGCACTAACGTGTTGATTACAAAATTCACCTCAGCTGGTGCATGTATATCCTCAGCTCGCTATGGTGATCTATCAGATGACCACGGCTATGGAGTAGCATTCGACTCATCCGGCAATCTCATCATAGGTGGCACCTATTCAGCTGGTATCAACTTCGGTGGAGGACAGATGACCAGCCCTGGTGGTTACGATGGCTTCCTGGTTAAGTTTAGCCCATAGAGGTGATAATGAAAAAGTTGGTCATATGTACCATCATCTTGCGCATACTATCCGCGATACCCAGTATAGCTGCTGTAGGCCCTCAACCCACCGCAGTTGTGCTGCTTAAGTTTGCTGATCATTCCGAGGAACCTTGCAGCCCCGCTAATGCAGCTACTCTCGTATTCAACCAATATAGCCAGTGGCTCCAGGCTGAATCCAGGGGCCAAGAATGGCTCACGGGGGGACCCGCCTGGGGGTGGTGGACGCTACCCCACAACCTCTCCTACTACTGTCCCGCTGGAAGTGGTAGCTGCCTCAACTACTCCCTCCTCCTAGATGCAGACGCCCTAGCCGTAGCGCATGGCTACAGCGAACACTGGAACAGACGCCTCACCGTCCTCTACCTAAATACAGACGGCTTCACAGGTACCTCGGGGGATGCGCAGATTGTTTGGGCACCATGTCCTGAGTTGACTGGTGCGCAAGCTACGTACATCCTGCGTCACGAAGGCGGTCACGCACAGGGACTCCCCCACGCCAACTCGTGGACGTGCACAGATGCGGATGTTGGGGAGGATTATGTCAACGTTATCTACCAAAACACCCTCACCTGCAAGTGGAGTGAGTATGGGGATAAGTATGATCCCATGGGGTTCGCGGCTGGGCCGTTGACTCATTACGCGTTGAAGTATCAGACTGACTTAGGATGGCGTTCTGCGGCCAACATCAAGACTACCACAGCGAGTGAGAGTGTTACACTCGCCCGCGCCGACGCCACCACCCCCTTCACGCAAGAGGTCCGCATCCCAATCCCTAGTGTGCCTGACTACTTCTACTCCCTCGAATACTGGGTAGACAACGGGGTGCTCATCCGCTTCAACTCACCACGAGGCTCCGGTATCCTCAGCCTTGTCAACAACACCTGGCCGAACGCTTGGGAATACTCCAGCGCGGTCACAGCAGCAAATCCATTCTACGATCCTTACCGGCACATTTCAGTCCAGCTTATCTCAAGCACCTCAACCTCTGCCACTCTCACCATCAACATGGCGGCAACGAGTGCGCCGCTACCTCCTCCACCTCCCACTCCTCCCCCCACCCACGGGCACAAGAAGGGGAATAGATAATGATGAAGGGACTTATTTGTAAGATGCTGAAGGGGATTTTCGTAACAGGGTGGTTGTGTGTTGCGCCCGATCAAGTTCAAGCAACCACTTACTACGCTGCCCCAAAAGCCACCTCAACTACACCTTGTACCAGTTCTGCCGCCCCCTGCTCTTTTAGCGGGGGAGTTAACAAACTATCCCTAGCCGGTGGGGACACCCTCAACCTACTCCCAGGAAATTATGACGATACCGATCTTAATGGTACAGGCGCAACGTGCGGGGCTCCAGTGTGTATGGAGATTGCTAATAAGTCCTTCGCCTCTGAAACCTTTATCCAAGCTAACAATTGGAGTGCTATAGGTGCCCTCACTGAGGACCAAGCTATCATATCTCCCATCAAAACTAGTGGAGTAACGTGGACCCACTGCACAACCTGCACTAGCGGAACCTGTAATGGCATCCCAGCAGGAGTATGCTCAAAGGTGTGGTATACCTCAGTCGTAGGCTATCGCGCCCTCTTCGCCCGCACTCCCGACGGCACTCCCACCTATAGAGTATCTAATCTAGCTGACCTCGCTCTCGCCCAGCCCACCTACAAGAGTGGCCGCTGTTCCCCGCGCCAAACATGGAGAGCATGCTCCACAACCGCAGACTGCCAAGGGAGTGATACTTGTACTGGCTCCCAGCAGGTTTTCCCCTCTTACAAAAGCTCCCTTTCCAACGGCAACATCCTCTACGTAAACTGGCAGGGGCTAACTCCTACCACTTTCAATGGTGTCACCGGCACTAACCCTTCAAGTGGATTGCTTGTTTATAATAGCTCCAATATAACCATACGAGGACTGATAGTTTTGAACGCTGTAAACTGGGGGATGTACGGGGATTTATCCACTAACCTTAAATTTGTAGATAACCATGTCTATTACATAAACGGTAATCCTGGCGCATCTGGTTCGGATTATTCTATGACAGTATATGCAAAAACGGGGGATGGTTACACCCTTCAGGCAAACGACCTCGCCTATTCAGGATCAGAAGCAATTCACACTCAAGGTAGAACCTCCAATGCAGCCACCAACATACAAATTCTAGATAACTATATCCATCACACCAACGACCTCACCCTCTTAGGCCCCGATGCTATGGGGGGAACTCCGCAGGGAATGATCATCACTGATGATTATTTGGGTAGAGGAAACTATTCTAACAGTAAAATCGATGGAAACTTCATAGACTATTCCACAGTTAACCGCTCAGGTTTAACGGGAATTCGACTTGAAAATAATGTAAACGGAATACAGGTTAGCAACAACATCATCAAGGAGGCAACAGGAGCTTGCCTCTTCTTCGACGGTCAAACTCTTATCTCCAACAACAACGTTTTCAACAACATCTTCTACCGCTGCGGACGTAACCCCACAGGTGGGAGTGAGGATTATGAATCTGCGGGTATTTCATTCGGCGTAGGCACCCACACCAACAACGTCATCTTCAACAACACTGTTAAGATGGAGGGGGGCATCTCCGCTATACGCACTCAAACAGGCACCGTCACTGCAACGGGAACCCTATTCAAAAACAACATCCTCGTCACCCCCTCCGGTACGAAGGCTATAGATTGGAGTCCCGCTGACACTTCTAACAAGTTCCAGAATAACCTTATTTTCACCCCCAACAATCCCATTGCCACCATCAACTCCAACAACTACTCCTCCTGCATCACATTGAATGCCAGCAATTGGGGAGGAAGTAACGCCTGTGGCGATCCCAACTTCGTCAACACCGCCACCTTTGACTACCACACTCAGTCAGGCTCCCCCGCACAAAATATAGGCACCGCCACAGGCATGCCCGCAGCACACACAGCTTCTATTGTGAACACCATCGCTTCATCCCATGGCCTTCCCAGCTATGATGATGGCGACCCCCTCACTGGAAGTGCTTGGGATGCGGGGGCGACGGAGTATGTGACAGTGGCCCCCACCTTCCTCACAGATGGTAGCTTTGAGCTTGGGGATTTCAACCTAGGCGGCGCAGAATCAACCTCTCCTTGCACCGACGTGCCAGCAGGAACGGGAGGGAGAGCCACTGTGTTCGCTGACCCCAGCGCCCCCGATGGAGCATATGCGGTTAAACTTGAGCAATATTTCCTTGGAACTACTTGCACTCCCCCAGCACTCCCGGGGTTCAAGTTTAATCTTACAGGTTTAGCCCCGGGGAATAATTACATTATCAATGGGTGGATGAAAAACCCCACCGCTATTGATACCTTATACCCTCTTTATATCTGCATGGATGATACTTGCAGCGATACTCTTCCTCTTGGGCAAATGGGTATGCCCCAAGTAGGATTGTGTGTTGGCGGTACTCATGTAGGAAATGGGTGTGGGCCTGACCCTGGTACTGAAACTTGCCCAGGGGGAACTTGCGAACCCAGGGCAGGTTATTATCCCTTCTCTTCCATTTTTCAAGCAAGATCATCGAGTGAGTTTATTAGATTTCTTCTGATATCGGGGAATACTTCCCTCTACCCCCGCTACATCTACCTCGACAATATCAGCATAAGCGGAAGCTGCGTCCTCACCCCCTAACTGGAGCCACTATGAGTCTCAAAGCAAAACTAATCTTAATCGCCCTTGGAGTGGTAGTGTGCGCCCTCCTAGGCCTCTCCCTCTACTGCAAGGGGAAGAAAGTTGGAGCGGTGCAGGTGAAGCAGGTTGACCTCCGCAAGGAGCTTGATGACCTCGATAGGGAGAAGCATGAGATTAAAACTAACGTCCACGCTCTTGATACTAATGCTCTCCGCACTCGCATCCTCGATCTCAGCAGCAGAATCCACGAAGAAGCCGCCCACGCCAAGTAAGGTATGCTTCAGCGCTGAGGAAGCGGGGCGCATCGCCACCAGCATGGTCGAGGCGCTTGCTGAGCTTAAGCGTAGGCAAGGTGAGATTGATATGCTGCGAGCTACCAAGCCTGCAAGGTTTGGGTGGACTGTGGGTGCAGGATTAGGCATGGGGTACGACTTCCAATATCAACGTGCAGATGTGGAACCCTTTGTTGGAGTAGTTTGGGGGATTCGATTCTGACGTTTCACCAACGCATCCTTCACCCACCCCCGCTGCATCTTCCTCCACGTTTCCCCACGCGCCTCTTTTTTACCATCAGGTTCTTTGGGCATCATACTTAAAGAACCTCCATGGTCCCACCATGCGTATATCTCCCTAGCCCACTTTATCTGCTTAGCACTAAGTCCACATCTTCCACCCACATAATTGAGTTGATATCTAGGTACGCCCATCAGCGCAATCTCCTCCCCGTACACGCCAGCCTGTGAATCCGCTGCCCCTCCACATTCGCCACCACCACCGCCGCACATCTCAAACACATCCCCACGGGAATTTTAATCGCAAATTTATCCTGCTCTTCGGGGAGATGGTCTAACTCCATATACCCCTTAAACTCTACCTTACCCTCTCTGAGAGGGGAGTAGTTTCGTTCGTTGATGCTGTGGTGGTTTCGTCTAGCCTTAATAGGATGCACCACACACTCTTGCTTGGCTGCCACCTTCGCGCCACCACCATCCACCCCGTTTTCATCCACCCTTGCACCTCCTCCTCAGAATAAGCCCACCTAAACATGATCCCCCCCAAACTTTTTTTGGGGAAAAATTTAGACAACCTCATCCACCTTGAGCGCATCCCCATAATGCTTCGTTAACAAGTCAGCTAACGTGGGAAGATGCTTCAAGGGAAGCTCCCACTCCTCAAGCGTCTCCTTGTTCACCACCTGAATCCATTGCTGGCTTGTGATTCTGTAGACGTAGGAGCTTCCTTCGATCTTTTGGAAAGTTGAGGGAAGAGGTAACATTTCCATTCTCCAATGTGGTAATGGTTGAGTAATCTTCGCCCGTTGCTTTATCCACTAGAATATTGTAATCACCCTGAAGGAAAGGTTTGAGAAGCCGCGTGCGCCAGTCTGGTGCATCATACTCGTTATACCACCACCTAAACATCTCAAGGGGATGCCTCCACCAACGCATACTAATCACCGTTGCAATTTGAAAGTAAAATCCCACACTTTGGGCACACAACCTTACAGTGGTTAGGGACACCTTCTCTTCCACATGCGGGGCAGCGATCTTCGTTCACTTTAACTCCCCCCAATTCTTCCCACGTTTAACATCCGCCTTAGCCCAGAACTTTCCACGCTCCACATCTTTCATCTCTTCCCACTCGCGTTGCAAAATTTCACATTTGATTTTAGCATAATCCTCCACAATTTTTTCTGGAACACTAGTCAAAAAAGAATCATGGGTGGTGGTTACGAGTCTGGCACCACAAACTGTTGCGGCCTTTTCCAGTAAAGGTAGACATACTAAGCACATCATCGCCTCGCTGCTTTGCACTAACCATCCCATTGCCTCCCTGAAATCAGCCTCTTTAGCATACTTAGCCGCCTTTGGATAGGAGTTATAGTAGTAACTAGGCAATCCCCATGGGTTAATAAGGTTCCCTCCATTTTCCAGTTGTCTCCGAATTTCACCCCACCATCTAACAATATTTGGATAAGCGCTTCGTGCTGCACTATCGATAAGTAATGCGTCTTTCCTCGTAATCCCATAAAGCTCCTGCATCTTAAAGGGTCCCATCCCAAACACCCACCCATAAGAGAGTGGCTTAGCCAACTTCCTCAACGAATGCTTCGATCCGGGGAATAAGGTGGCTTCCGCTTCCTCCTTATCTTGGGGCGGCTTGACCCCGATCGCTTCCGCCAATATTCTCGCATTGTGGGTGTGGATGTCACCTTTTTCGATGAGTTCGTACATCCCCCACTCCCCTGCGAGGAACGCTGCAATCTTGGCTTGGACTTGGGACCAATCGGCGCTAACGAACCAATCGCTGAGGCCGTCGGGCACATAAATGCTCCTACACTCCTCGGGAATATTCTGCAAGTTACCGCTATCTGAAGTCCTTCCCTTCCCGGATTCAGATAAGTCTGAACCGCTTGCCACTCGCTTCGTGGAAGTTCGATGAAGGCTATATGAAGGGTGCGTATAGCCTGCTCGATCAATCTTGATCTTGTACTCGGTGGACAATCTTTTCGAGCACCACTGGATTTCACCCGCATACTTCAACACCTCCACATCATCATAATGCTGAATCATCCACTTCAATTCATCCTTACCCAGTTTTTGATTACCTTTCTTCGTGGTAGATCGCGGAGGAGTCCTAAGCATAAGCTCCTGGAAAAGCAACCATCTCCATGCATTAAGATTAGTAACTCGAAAGGTTTCTCCATGTTTGTCAAGTTCCCGTCTCTGAAGGTTGATGAGGCGGGTAAGCTCTTTAGTGTCTCCGCGAACTGCCTTGCACTGAGCCCTTTCTGCATCGAGCACCTCAAGGTGATTACGTAGGGTGGAGAGCTTACGGGAGTGAACCTCATTCGCTAGCTCGATGACTCTCTTTGACGCAACCTGTTTACGCCTGCGGGCATCCTTCTTAGCCACCGCTAGAGCATCACGATCAACCCTGATGCCCCCCGCTTCCATCCTCATCAGCGCCCCTTGAGCGGGGACGAGGATGTTATTGTAGAGATCCCATAAGCTATTCAAGGGTTAGCCTCGAAGAATGCTTGAGCAAACTTAGCTGATGTTTCAGATCGCAACCTCTTCGTGCGCTCAGACTTACCCCCAAGTTTCCTCCATCCCCAAAATTCATGCTTACACTTGTGCCTATTACGAGGTGGCATAGTAAACTTTCCCCATAAGCAAGTGCGTTTGCTCCAATCTTCACCGTACTCACATGGGCTAAAAATGGTAACAGGTGGGCCAATGAATTTACGTAAACGTCCTACGGGATTTTCTAACGCCCACCAAGCTGGGGAGGCTAATTCAATTACGTCCATACAAGCTACGGCAATATCCACCGCTTCAGCTAACAACTCAGGGGGCTTAGTGGCCCACCATCTAGCCCCGCTAACTGCAAACTCAGTACAAGGTGGTGCAGCAAGGATACCATGAACATTTGAAGGGGGAATATAATTTCTGATATCAATTTCGGGGAGAGTAACCAATCTTACATCATACCCTGCCTCTTTATAGGGTCTACTCCACGCTCCCGTCCCCCCACACAAGTCTAAGATGATTTTACCCACCCATCATCTCCTTATGCTTATCGTGCAACCTTCGCGTTTGGATAACGTCCATTGCGCAATAGAGCTTATTCCACTGCCACTCACTCCATTGTGGGTAAGCAATCTTATAGTATGCTTGCACCCACTTCAACTCCTCCACCCTCTTCCACGGAGCTTGATCCTCAAACTCCCTCAACACACAATTCTGCAACCCCAACCACTTCACCTTCAGCTTTTTCTTTTTCGCACCGTTTTCATCTTCGCCCGCTTCAACTTTGCGGTCTGCGACGGGGGGGTAAATAGTGGACGCTTGAGTGATTGTATCATGCACTCGTGTGCGTAGGCTGATGTTACCGAGTTGGTTAAGGGAGAATCCTCTATGATCGTAGTAAAAGTTGTGACCCACGATTTCCCTACCACTCCCTTGTATTCCCCGCTCAATAGCTCTTCTGAGGCTTCCATTGCCCCAATCTGCCACAACGGCTTTGTTAGGTGTGGGCGCAATACCAACGAGTATAATTTCTCCTTGTCTCCCACGGGGAGTCTCGATATCAATGGAAATAGGTCCACCATCATCTTCGGCGAAGGCTTCTTCAATGTCATCCTCCATAGGGTTAAGGTTGATTGTGATACCCCGCAAACGATTATAGTCTGGAACAACTTTTCTTGACGTTTCAGTTTCTCCGGGCAACACTCCATAGTATTCTAGCAAATAATTACTGCCCTCATAGTAAACTCCCGGCCCATATTCCCGCTGGCTCCAAGCCGCCGCACGCTGAATAAATCTATAAAGCGTCGGCAGCATCCATCTTGACCCCTTCATCGCATCAGCGGGATGCAGACTCACCACCACACTATGAACATTGGGGGTGCGATAAAGTATATCCACAACCTTGTTGGCGTTTGCTATAGCCTCAAACTCCTGCCTATTCCAAACCGCCCCCATCACCTCTGCGGGATTGGTCAGTCCCGATGATATCCTTAACGCATCAGATCCCAGAAGTAGGAGTGTTTTCGCATTTGAGGTGGGATACTCGGTACATGGCATAACCTCAACTCCCTCCACCCCACCCTCACTCCGCGCTCGATAAGGATCAACTCCCAACCCTTTCCAGATATGATAAAAGCTTCCATCTGAGGCTGGAAGGTGGGAGAGGATTAGGAGGCTCATTTAACCTTCACCCATCCTGTTACATTTCGCATTCCATAATCCACCCTAACAAGGAAAGCATCATCCCACACAATATTTTCCTCAGTCAGAAGAGCTCGCAGGTGCGCTTTCCCCTGCCCAATCGAGCAATAATCGCCAGTAACTTTCATAAAGCCACCTCGCACTCGGATAATACCAATCCAAGCGGGCAACTCTACGTCATCTATTTCCTTTTTCAAGAAATCCCCTCCACCCTATCACAAACTTGTTTGAGACTACAATAGTCGGAGCACTTCTTCTTGTTAAACATACTGCGGCCGATGAGGGGAACTGACTCTTTGACAACTTCCCCCACATTTACATAAGTACTAGCTCCCCCTAAAAATCCTTGATTAGCTACATAATCATGTTTCAAATTGAGCAGCGCTTCTGCGGCTTTCCCCGCAATAAACCCCACAGTGAAATCCCCACCCCCTGGACGATGCGCCGCAATCCTCTCCTCATCCCACACCGGCACCTTGAACCTCTTCATCTCCTTCCCCGCTCCAGCCATACTACTTCTCACCACTTCCATCTCCACCACCCTCAAGCCGGGTTCCTGCTGCTCCCACAACAACCTTTGCATGTTAACCTGACACGCATGATCATCTTTGAGCGTCCACTCTTTGTAACCGTCTTTGTCGAAGGAGTGGAATTTGCCTTCGCAGATTTTGCCTTCCTTAGTATACCCTGCATGCTCCAACCCTGTTGTAGCATACATCAAGCTAAGATCAATCGCCGCGCTTAAAGGGAGGCCCAGGATTGTCCCCTGAACCTCCCTCTCAGCCACCCACCCTATTGGAGGAAACTTTGCAATAGCAGCCTGAACGAGGGTTCCCACTGCGGGGGTATGTTGCGTGCGTGGATCGAACGTGTGGGGAAGGAAGTCCGCAAGCAGCCACTCGCGGGGGCAGGTTAGGAGGCGCGTAACGGTTATCTTACCATCTCTATGCCTGGTGTCGTTGAGGGCATGATTAAGAAGTGAATGCCACCACGCTCTAGCTTGTGCGCTCCCCGCACACTCAGGGGCGGTGTCGCTCACCCAATGGGTTAAGTCAGTGGTCTCAATCTTGCAGGCGGGGCAGAAAAGGGCGCTAATCACTAGGGTAATCCTCCTAGAAAGAACACAATATGACTCCTAGATACGTCAACTTTGCGCCCGTCGGGGGTTAAAAACTTCGCCCTAAAGGGTGGCTTCCAGTCCCCCCATTTATTTTTTTCCAACAATCTGTAATACTTTGTGGTGGAATCATTGGGGACAATGATAGCCACAAACGCCCCAAGGGACGCCTCTTTAACAGCTTTCTCCGCCCAACTATATATATCAGAGTAGGGCATATTCACAAAGCATTTCATCGCTTTCCAACTTTGCAGGAGCCCGTTACCCTCCTTAGTATAGAAATGGGGGGTGTTTAACCTATTACCCGAAGCAGCGCAAGGATCAAGTTCAAAGTTGAAAAGGCGGTTAAGGGGGACCCATACTTCATCGGGAGTATACCTCTCATCCGTATCATCATCACTCATCTCAATCATCACTCCTCCCCACTCAGCGTCACCGCGCACCCAATGATGTAGCCGAACATCAATCCAATCATCCACCCTAAGAGGAAGATAGCCAAGCTATTCATAATCCACCTCTATCTCATCACGTTTAAAATCCTCAAGCTCAGCATCAAACTCCTCACACTCCTGACACAACCACCCATTCTCGCTAAGATAACGATGGGGGCCGATGGTGTAGGGACACCGCGCACATTGCATCTCATTATGAGGATCACTCACATTCATGCTCCAACTCCTTCCCATGCCTCATCCTGCATATTGAGCAACGTAAATGTTCGTGCAAAGCATCGATATTATTGATAACATCACTAACATCATCATATCCAAGGGGGCCATACTTTCTAATGTACGCCCAAAGATCCAATCTTACTTTGTCAGCTAGGCTTAAAGGTTTTTCAGTCATCCCCACACCGTGGACAGAGTCTTGGAGCCGCTGAATTCTCCGAGAAGTAGACAGCCAAGTTGCAGCGCAGGCATTCCCATTGCCAGCAACGGATAGCTTGAATGAATCCGATGAACTTCATCCCCGCACCTTCGCGAGGCAGTCGCGGCGGAACTCGATGCAACGGGAATCTATATGTGGATGGGGATGATTTTCCACAATGCGTCTACATAGATTCATGTCTTTTTTATCGTGGCTGACGAAGTGATTAGCATGACACAGGCAATTTCTTGTATGATCCCCCTCCGCCAACCTCTCCAGCGCGGCGAGGGCTTTCTCGTATTCGCACGGCTGTTTATGTTCCCTGTGATACTCGTAATTCTCGCAGCGTATGATGGCACGCCTCAATTTCTCCGCCACAATCCCGTAATCGTCAGGTCTACTCATAGAAAATGACTCGAACAGGCGTCTTGTGGAAGTTGGACATACCTCTTCTCCTTCGGGGGCGGGTCAGAATATCTAGCTTCCCTCCAGCCTCGATCTCTCCCGCATACTGCACACTCGCCACAATAGGTCATGAACCATCGTGCCCGCTTCTTGCGTGGAGAGGAATCGTCAGGTCGGGTCATGGCTTCCTCCTCGCTGCCTCGATGAATCCCTGGTTGCACGTTTCTAATGAACACTTGCGGCAGTGACCGTGTGCTCCGCAATACCAGTCCAGCGGGTCTGATTCGAAACAGCGACGGCATACTCTCTTGTCGAAATGGGCATCGTCCACCCCAGCCGGGAACTGTGCACGCCCAAGGGCGGCATCTTTGCAACCTTTGTGAACCTTGCGAGGATAGCCCTCTGCCTCGATGGTCGTAAACCCCGCCATCAGCCTACGCGAACACCACCAGCAAGGCTCAGCGGGGACAAGTTGCTTGAAGGCCATCGTCTTCTTCCTCATCTTCGTCATGGCATGGGCATTCGCAGCCCATGGAGCTATTCAGATTGCATCCGTCGCAGTCTTCATGTCGGCCTTCATAACATTCATCGCTCTTACTGCTCATTCAAAAGCCCCCTCTCTATAGGACACTCCTTGATCCACTGTGCAACCTCTTCCAGCCGTTGTCGAAGGGGGTGGGGGTCACTCTTTCACCTCGCAGCGGCGCATACGCAGCCACTCCTCAACAAGAGGTTCCAGCAATTTCACGAACCCCTGATGCCTTTCTCTCTCCTCCCTCACCGCAGCCTCTAGCTTCTTTTGCCACCATTGCATACTTTCCCCCACTGCCTCATGTACCGCAGCAGCAACGGCAGCGTCGAGGGCGGCGTGGGCCTTCTCTGTAGCAAGATTGCGCGACACGGTATCGCGGGCCTGCTCCAGAAGTGTGATGGTCTCATGGGCTTCTGTGCGTGCCTCCCCCGCACTCACCTCCAGCAAAGCGCGGAGGCGGGCAAGTTCAGCCTCACCATCTTTGCCAGTCTTACAAAATCCTCTGTGGCAGCGCAGAAGTGTGGCGAGTGTGTCCAAATCCCCCTCCACCCCCTCCGCCAGCTTGCGCTCACTCATTTACAAACCTCTCCCCTCAGCAAGCACAAAATCCTCGTCCAAACTCCTACCGAGTTCATCAGATATACTACTCCAAGCAGTGCAGCAACTAGGATGTAGCGAATCAGAGTCATATCATTCTCCTTTTAGGTGCCCGTTTGCCGCACCTACGGGCGGAGGGATTTCGCTAGTCATAGAGGACAGAGCGGCGGCATCTCCCCTTAACTCTTCGCCTTCTCCGCAGCAATCTTCGCCCGCGCCTCATCCGCGCGTGTCACACCAAACCGCTGCTTCTTATCCTTCGCAGCATCATCTAGCCCCGCGATTGCCACATAGGCTTTACGATCTACATTACCAAATACGTTGCAACTAATCTGCCCGTACCCGTCCTTATCATATGCACTGAAAACCGCCGACGTTCCTTCCGCAGTTTGCAGCCACGCCGTAGCAAGCACATCGTTGCCCAACGTCTCCGCCGTGGGCACACTCAGTCCCGTCACATGCATGATCTTCGCCCACCCCCGTTGCCAATCTTTGCGCATTGCAGCAAGAGTGTTGGGGTCGGTCACAGGCACTTTCTCCCACTTATCTGTTGCTGCATTCTTAGTGAAAGTGTTCGTGGGTGCATCCAGCGGAAACTGCAACCCCGCACGCTTTCCCACATTTTGCAGAATACTCTCCTTGATTTCGTAAACAATCCGCGCATTTCGGAAGTTGTCCACATACGCCCGCACCACTGTGCCAATGTTTGAATCAAACTTCTCCAAGCTCGTATAACCGCTATCCTCCCCAAGCTCGTTGGGGTTGAAATCATCTCCGAACCCCGCGCCACCACTCGTAATTGTTGCCGCCGCCGTTTTTGTGGGATCAATGATTTCCATTCTCATTCTCCTCCTATACCTGTTAGTGTGTTTGTGCGATAGTCAAGCTCATCCGGTGAAAGCATCTCTGCGTTCTTCATCTCGGGAATCTGCCCAAGCAACTTCGCAAGCTCAGGGAACGTGGGATTGCGTAGCGTCATTCCCACTTTCAAAATCCCCGCACTTCTCTCCCCTTCCACACACGCATCGGGCCGCGATGCGCCTTGCGGAAACTTAAGCTCAAGAATCAAATCAGCCCAGTGCGGGTCTTTCTTATCACTCCATGGAAACTCCCCAATCTTCTTTGTCATGTCCTCCGAATAAAGGTTGTTGCGATGCGCGGTGAAGATGTAGTGTTTGCCGCTGCTCAATGCGAGATATTGTAACTGTCGCAGCGGGCGCTTCACAGCGGGCCAATCTTGCCTTCCCTGGACCGTGGATGTAAGTTGATCCCACACCACACTCATGCTGTCCAGCGCAAGAGTCACAATATCCGGCCGCGCTGCATACTCTGCAAGAAACTTCTTCACGCTCGCCGGATTTGCCGTCTGCAAAGTATATATCTTAGAGTCAACCGGTATGTCAAGCAATTTCGCAACTCTTTCTATTGGATGGCGCAAATTTGGTTCATTCCCCTCCGTTGTGTAAAGATGGTAGCTAAACTCAGTGTCCACCACAGCCATAGGGCCTAACGCCGCCGCGCTTAGTGTGAACAGTGTTTTACCACTCTTTGGCTTACTGCTGACTAACACCTTAAGACCCATTGAATTTTCCCTCTAGCGCCTCGCGCATTACACACATTATTTCATCCAGCGTCACCACTCCCGTCAACTCAAACGATTCAGTTCGTGACCCCCCATATTTCATCCACTCCCCTTTCCCCTTCGCGGGTTCATACTTCTTGAGGGTGAGGGTGAGTCTCAGCGCGTCTGAGTTTGATGGCTTATTCCCAATCCTTCTAATCATAATCCTCCTCACTTCACCATCATCACAGTGCACCCATAACCACCCTCATCAAACTTCGCCGCCCCCTGCATCTTATACCCTTGGCGCATTAACTCCGCAACCGCCTCCGCAAAGTTATCCCCAGTCTTAAAGGTGGGGGCGTTCGCGCTCGAAGTGTGAACATCCACATTCAAGCTAAGATTGTTCCAGTCCCAATTAGCGGGCGCAGAAGGGTAGCCGCTTAGGATAACTACTTCGCACTCCCCCTTTCCCATCGTCGCGCCAACCATCACCATTCCCACAACCACTATTGCTGCAAGCCCGATCCTTTTCATTGACTCTCCCTTAATGAAACGTTACATTCCTCAACATACACCCACCTTGGGTGTGTGTCAACGTAAATTTTCCTCACACGCGCTTTTTATTTTGGAGCCTCCCATTAGCTGGCCTACCCTAGAATCATTAATAAGTGAATCCGCTGCTCCCCCTAAATGGCTAGTTAAGGATCTCCTATACCAACAATCCCTGATCTGCATCGCGGGGGTCCCTGGAGTTGGGAAAAGTGTATTCGCATATTCGTTAGCCGTCGCCGTCGCCAGTGGCCGCAACTTCCTCGACCTAGAAGTTAACCAGGGACGCGTCTTATACCTCGATGAAGAGAACGGCCCCGCCAACCAACCAACATACTTAAAATGGGCGTGGAAGGGTATGGGGGAACCATCTTTAGAGGCCCTTAGCACTAACTTGCGCATCGGCCAAAATGCCATCCTAAGCCATCCTGCGGGTTGGTTCGCTTGCGTAGGTGAGGAAGCCCGAGCCTTCCGTCCTAACCTCATAATTTGCGACACCTCCTCAAGCTGTTTCAGAGTCAATGATGAGAATGATAATGCTGAAGCCTCTAAACTTATAGCTGGCTTACGTTTAGTCCAAGTTGCAGCCAACAACGATACCACTATTCTAATTCTCCGTCACGCCCGCATTGAGCGCGACGCCAAAGGCCGTCACCCCGACCGCTTTAAGATGCGCGGCGCATCCGCATGGGCGGGAGCCACTGATGGTGTAATGTTTCATCTCGCGCCCGCTGGAAATTACCACGGATTGCGCCCCACATACATAATTCCTGACAAAACCCGCGCTTTCGGCCTAAGATCCAAGCTAATTATAACACCAACTTGGACTTCCGACGATCACAAGGACCGCGGAATCAAACTTGCGGGCCGATTTGAAAATCACGGCCCCGCAAATTAACTAAACCCATGAATATAAACAAGATCCTAAACCCTTGTTTAATTCCTCCCCCTTTATCAAATAGGGGTCCTCAATCGCGCAGGTTTGGAATGTGCGCGATGATTTGCCAGTATGCTTGCATCAACTTCCATTCTCTTTCAGTGAGCAATATTCCTCTAAGAGTGTAAAGGTTCATATATCCTCCCAAGTCGCACCCCTAACCCCATATGCTTAAATTCAACCCTATGATCCCCTACCCACCGCCTAAAATCTAGCATTGTCCTAAAGGCGCAATAGGATAGACAATTAGGGGTATTAACCAAAACTTGATAAGGTTGCCATCCTATACCAGAATCCTCGGGAATGTTCATCACCTTTCTAGTATGGCGTTCTGCTGCTTCTGGGGTCATCCAAATAACCCATAGTCCAGAATGTACGAAAGTTGAAGCCATGGCTATTTTCTCCTTTTAAGGGTAAAACGGAATTCCTGTCCTCTATGCTCCAAAGCTGTGTTTAATTGGTCAATACGCTGTTGATCAGTTATGCCGGGTAGATCATTGATTTCATATAGGTGAACAAAATCCACCCGATCAGCAAGTTCTGCAAGTTCTTTATTTCCACAAGATGACCAAGTAGATCTATCAATAATTTCCTCCATTTTAGCCCCTAGCGCCAAGGCGGCAAATCCCATGCAGCATCTCCCAGCAACCCCGGATAAAGCTACCCTAGCCTCTCCTTGCTCTTTCCATCCTCCCCGCCCTCGGTCCCATAATGCTGGGTCAATTTCAACTATTTTCATTGTCCTATCCTCCTACAGTAGACACCATAGAGCATAGGCGAACACACATAACGCGACCAACGCCGCAACATCCCACCAGTTAGTGGGGATATTCTCCATATACGCCTGCCCATGCTCCATCTTCCTGCAGTACGCGCAAATTATGCGCCCATCTTTGAGTTGATCCTCCATGGCTAAGGTGCCTAGCTTGGCGCTACAGTGGAGGCAGTAGAGGATGATGGGAGGATAAACCCTTCTAGGGGACATATACTTCCCTCCCATCTGCCGTTTTTAGCGTCATAATAGCCCCTCTTGGATCACCTTGGAATTCCACACACACATCAGCATAATCCTTGAGGAGCTTCAACACCCTATCCTGCGCCCTACAATCAGGGCAGCCTGCCCTTTTGATAGTGTCAGGCGTCCAATAGCAGGCACAGCGCGGGCATTCCTGCACCGCACGCTCACCATTATCGGCGGGCCAATCGCCATTACACTGAGCTTCTGCAAGGCGTTGTAGCGTGACACCTAGACTAAGTAGCCTTTGTGCTGTTTCCCACGACAACCCAATCTTTACTGCTCGCATCATGAACATTTCCCGCTCTGATTGTCGGCTCATTTGCTCCCCCTTTCATATTGGTGCGAGTAAGCCTCTAGAAGCGCCTGCAAGTCATTAGCAAGGGATAACGTGTCCATGTTCAGCGGGAATCCTGACAGCCTTCCCGAATCCTCCGCTTTGATAGCTTGACGGCGCGCGATGCGTTCTGCTTTGTCCACCAATGCTAGAGCTTTCACAATTGGCTCAAGAGTCATTTGCTCCCCCTTTCCCCCACATCGTGGCCTGCGGCGCGGTGACGTTCAACGTGATCGCAAAGCTCTTCCTCACAGTCACATGGTCCGTGTTCTGATATATCCCATGATTCACGGTATAGAACCTTAACGCATGTGTAGCAAAAGCTCGGCGCTTGCGCCCGCCTCTCCGCTTCCTCAACATAGATTGACATTTACAACTCCCTATAAGATAGTTCAAGAATCTGCCGCCATCCGTAACCCTTTTCAATCAAATCGGGGTGCTCATGGCAAAACAGGAGAATGTTATTCAACGCCTTCTCGCGGCCTTCCGCATGCGGGAATTCACGGTTAAGCCAAGCATCAAGATGAGCCGCTGTTGCATCATCAAATAGTTTCATCTTTCTAACCTCCACTAGCTGGTTGATAATCAATCACGCTGACAATGTACACCCAAGAATGGAGTGTGTCAAGATAAAAAAAGAAGAAAGTTTCTTTCTACGGGTGTATTATTTAGTGGACATCTTGAGTCTAATGTAATACATTGTTAAGCATGAGCGATCCTCATATAGACCCGCCTATTAAGCACATACCGATAAAACACTGTTCAGCTTGCGGTGATTATGCACTAGGCGGTTCTGATTATTGCCTGCGGCATACCGCAGTGTATGATAGCCTCATAGGTGAAAGTACGGATTGGGCTAGTGGCTTAGTCCCTGTTGATAAGGTAAAGGCGTGTGCCAGCCACGATTGATGCTAGCAAGCGACTTGAAATACTCACCCTACGCAAAGCGGGCAATACCTTTACGCAAATTGCTGCGCAAGTTGGTGTTCATGAGCAAACAGCTATGCGTGTGTTCGCCCGCTACAAGGACACACAACCCGCTTCCCTGGCAGCTAAGATTGCAAGTAAAGAGCGCATCCTAGAGCGTATGACTACTATACTGGAAAGTGCTGATAAGACTACAGATAGCATCGCGGCAGGCAAACTTATAGCGCTCATGCAGGGGTATTTGACCCCTGAACAAGGCCGCGCTGCGCAGGTGAATATTAACATGCTAGGTGGAAGCGTGGACATCAGCGCTATGGAGCGTGAATACGAAGCGCTACGTGCCCCTACAACGCACGCGCACACGCTAGTTGATACCTCACCCTCGCCTAACGCTAATGATGCGATTGTAGGCCAACGTGGCGAGAATGGGGCGCTATTAGGCTCGGTGGGAGATTCTTTGGGAGGGGTGGAGCCCCCCAGCAAGTTGGAGTCGAACACGTTAAGCTCCTCCCTAGATTTTCTTGAAAATTCTGGCAAGGGTGATGACCAAAAGTGAGGTAATTCGTTTAGTTTCAAGATTTTATGAGTCATCGAGACTCACTCGTAAACGTTATTTTGAGGAGGAATGGGGAGTGGCAGCGAAACCTAAGCCGAAGCCTAAGGGTGGGAAGAACGATTTGAGAATTAAGACCGCCTATAAGACTGTTAAGGCGGCCACAAAGGAGAAGAATAAGATTATTGGGGGAGATTACTAGTGGCGAAGCTGGGGATGAAGATTCAAGCGCCGCGCAAGACTCCCTACGATTCCCTATCAAAACGTATGACAGAGGGCCGAAAAGCTCAGCAACGACTCGAAATTGAGCCTGCACTAGGCGCAAGGGGAACTCAGCGGCGTCTCCCGCGTGTTGCCCCCATTGTCCAGCGTGGGGGGAAACGTGCCTAGTAAGAGTAAATCTCAGCATCGTGCCATGGCCGCCGCTTGTAGTGGCAAAAGTGGCTCTGGAATCCCTAAAAGTGTTGGGTGTGAGTTCATGCACGCCGACAAAGGGAAGGTTAAGTCCCTCCCCAGTAAGAAGAAGGCGAAGTGACTAAAGAGGAGCACCGGCAAGAATGGATTACCTTTGTACGTAAATGGAATGGGGAGTTACCTATTCGTACCGATAAGGAATATGCAGCACTCCTCCGCAAAGAAAAGCGAGATATTGCTCGATTATTGAGGAAGAGTAGGTGAATGCGCGTCGCCGTCACAGGTTCCACAGGAAGGTTAGGGAAGGAGATTCACAAACTCCGTCCTAATTTCGTCGCTTTGGGCCACGATGTAACCTCATTTTGGGGTATAAGCGGCGGATTCGACACCTTGATCCACCTTGCAGCGATGACCCACGTTCCAACGTGCGAGCGCGAACGCGACCTAGCGTGGAAAGTGAACGTGGTGGGTACTGCCAATGCGGTCGAGTGGTGTCTCCGCACAGGCTGCAAGATGGTGTACATGAGTTCCTCATATGCAGTGAATCCGGTGAATTGGTATGGACGGACGAAGAGGTGTGGGGAGATAATTGCATCTCATGCCGCTGGAGGCCTTATCGTTCGCAGCCAGTTCAAAGAACGCCCCTACCCCTACAATATAGCCCCCACCGACGCATACGCCAGGGCAATGTACGCGGATGAGGTTGCAAATGAGTTGGTTAAGCTCGTTGAGGGAGAAACTTCGGGAATTGTTGGTATTTGGGGAAAGCGACGAAGTTTGTTTGACTTCGCCCGAGAATCAAGAAGTGACGTTAAACCCTGCCTTCGACGAGATCTACCCCATACTATCCCAGCCGATGCTTCTCCAGAAGCCAGTTCACAAGGATCATCGCGGGTGGGTGTATGAGGCGTGGCGAGGTTCTAATGGGTTCCAGTGTAAACAGGTTACCCTCGTTGGATGTGAGCGAGGAATCTGGAAGGGGGCGCATTATCACCCCACTAAAAACTCCCTCTGGGCGTGCGTTGCTGGACGCGTGCTTGCACGAGTCGGAGAAGCCATCATACCTCTCAAAGCTGGAGATGGAGTACTTGTGTATATACCGGCGACTATTGCCCACGATATCATGGGACTTGAGCGAAGAAACGTCATCGTGGAACTAGATAGCGCTGAGTTCGTGGAAGGGGATAAGGTGAGGGTAGTATGATTATTCTACTAGTTATACCTGTTGGTATATTTTTATATTGGTTACTGGATCGGGAAGGATTAGCTGGTGGTCATTATGATGATTTCTAAATGAGAATCCTAGTAACGGGGGGATTTGGGTTCATCGCCTCCGAGTTGGTACGCCAACTTGTTGAGAAGGGTGATACTATTGCCGTTGTGGACCCCATCACCTACGCAGCCTCTATGGATAACTTAGCTGATGTAGAGGGAAAATTCGAGCATTACATATGCGGGGTTGAAGATCCCGATATTCACTCTCTCCTCGCCCACTTCAAGCCTGAGATTATCTACCACGCTGCGGCTGAGAGCCACGTTGATAGGAGCCTCAACTCCTACAAAGCCTTCGTAGACACCAACATCACCGGCACCTTCAACCTCATTGAGGCAGTGAGGGTGCATGCACCAACATGTAAGTTTGTGTATGTGAGCACGGATGAGGTGTATGGCTCCTTACCCGAGGGGCGCGCCACTGAGGGTTCACCCCTCAACCCCACTAATCCCTACAGCGTAAGCAAAAGTGCCGCTGAACATACGGTTAGGGCCGCCGCGCATACCTGGGGACTCAATTTTGTAATCACAAGGAGCTGCAACAACTATGGCCCACGGCAACATCCCGAGAAGCTCATCCCTCATGCTATCACCAAACTCCTCAGTGGAGAAGCAATCCACCTCCATGGTGACGGGGGGAACATCAGAGAGTGGGTATATGTGGCGGACAACGTCCGAGGGATTATTGCGGCCGCGGATAGTGGTGTATTGGGAGAAACCTACAACGTCACTACAGCGATTGCTCAGACGAATAAGGAGATTGTTTACCTCCTCGCTAACAAGTTAGGTGTCATCCCCAACATCGAATACGTCCCTGATCGCCCCGGCAACGACCTCCGCTACGCTATGACTTCCGCCAAACTTCGCCTCCTTGGCTGGAAGCCTGAAGAAACTCTCGATAGTGGTATTGATAAGACAATCGCGTGGTACGAAAAAAGCAAGATGTGGTGGAGCAGCAAATCGACGCCGCTCTCCAAGCCCAGCGGGTCCAAAAGCTCCAACAGCTAATCCACCACGCTAAGCGGGAGAAGTGTCGCACCGACCTATATTGGCTTTGTACAGAGATATTGTACAAGGATGACTGCTTAGACTACAAAGCTAAAACAGGTTTGGATCTCTACGATGAGGTATACCACCGTGCCATGTGCGCTGCCGTACAAGCTCCCGCTCGCAAAAAGCTGCACTTATACGCTAGAAATACATTTAAATCCTACGTGGTCACTGTGGGAGACACTGTACGAAAGCTCCTCATCGATCCCAATGAGCGGATTGTACTGGGTAACGTCAAGCTCGACAACGCCCGCCAACTCCTCCAGCATGTTAGGCACCTCTTCTGCAACAACGAACGCTTAAAGGCGCTTTTCCCCGAATATGTTCCAAAGACTCTTGCGGAGATGGGTACTAAGGATCAGTTTACAGTCCCCTGCCGTACCAAATTTTATCGCGAGGCCTCTATTACGGCTGTTTCTACTGGTTCTCGCATGGCTGGACCGCATTTCAGCGGGGCGAAGATAGATGATCCGATTGATCATGAAAACTGCACCACCGAGGAGCAGCTCCTCCAAACGAAAGAATGGTGGGAGAGGTTCCAGTATTTGCTTGATCCAGGATCATGGGTGGACGTCGTTGGAACCATATACCACTATCAGGATCTTTACGCCGACCCGATTATCTCTCGCGGCGATTACGTCATTCATCGTGTCCCTATCGCGTACAAGAAAGAAGGCGGCGAGTGGCAGTCGCGCTTCCAAACCCGCTGGCCGTGGGAGCGCCTCGAAAAGATGATGAACTCCGAGGACTCCTCGGAGCAGTGGAACTTCTGGCATCAGATGATGCTTGAGCCCAAGAACATCGGGGATGTGAAGTTCGACCCCACCTGGATAAGAGAGGTTAGGCCTTCGCAGATTCCCAACAACTTAGGCCACATCATCACCATAGACTCTGCTTGGAAGGGAGAGGAAACTCGGGGTAAAGGTGACTACACTGCTATTCAGGTATTTGGATTTGATAATCTGGGGCACATTTACCGCCGCGATTGCGTGTATTCTAATAAGCTCGACATTCTTCAAGGCATTACTGCGATATGTGATCTCATGGCTAAGTGGAGATCGTCCACGGTAGTGATTGAGGCAGTGGGGCAGGATACCTTCTCGCGCCCCTTTCGTGAGGAATGCAGCAGGAGAGGGTTAGGGTTAAGGTTGGTGATGCCCAAGCGCGACGTGAAAACCAAAAAGGGCGACCGCATTATGGGCCTCCAACCTTATTTCAAACTGGGGCAGTTTTTGATGGTTGAGGGGTGCCCCTTCAACAAAGAGTTTGTGACTCAGCTTACCTGCTTCCCCAACACAGCGCATGACGATTTGATAGATGGTGCAGCGGATGTGCTGCTGGATGATGTAAAGGTTATGCCTCGCGGCCACTATCGTGATGATGATTGGGGCTCCCCCCTTCGCCCAGCTTCAAGTGAAGGTGAGGACCGCACCCGCGCATATGCCGCACAGCAAGAAAAATTCAAAAGTAGTGTTGTGGGCGTGATTCGCCCGGATTGGACCCATTGATCCGCAAAACCTGTACCGGACATTGGTTTATTTGGATTCACTACTGGCGAACCGTTCTTGTTTCCAAATCAATAATGGTGTTTTGGAAGCCTCTAGAAATGCCCAGCATACGTTTTAACTATATAAGAGTTAGATAATGCCCGATATGGGATTTTTCAGCGGCACCGGCAAGCCTCAGACTGAGACTGCCACCCTCGATTCTAGAGTACAGCTTTGGACGCGCAGGAAGAGTGATTCACAAAACTTGCGCATCCTGCATGAAAGCTGGTGGACGAAGTATTGGAGTTGGTATAGGGCGCGTATCACCGAACTTAACGATCCTGTGGATTGGTGGCGCTCCAACGAAGTGGTGCCTGAAATATTCAAGGTTATCGAAACTATCCTCCCCCGCCACATCATAGGGATGTTTAGCGGCCCCGAGTGGTTCGCGGTGCAAGCTACCACAGGCGCAGGGGAGATGTATGAGCAAAGTGTGCAATCCCTCCTCATGTATGGTGTGGAGAGGATGAAGCTGTTTCCCAAAGTTTATGAAGCGCTGAAGTATTGCGGCATCATGGGGCACGTTTGGGGGAAGGTTACGTGGCACACTGAGGTGGGGGATAAGGTTAGAGACATCCCTGTTAATCTTGTTGATGAGATGGGATACCCTTCCCTTGATGCGCAGGGGAGGCAGAGAGTTAGTAGTGAGCCCCAGATTAACAAAGAGACCACCTATGATGACCCCATGTTTGATTGGGTTGACTTATTTCACGGATGGCCCGACCCCAGCGGCAACAATCGTTGGTTTATTGAGCAGATGGATGTTAACTATGACCAACTGCTTGAAGCTAACGAGCAGATGAACATCTATCAGAATCTTGACCAGGTTCATCCTTTCTCCATCACCCCCCAAGACACTACTTCAGACTTTGGAAATGAGCAGAATACAGTTGAGGGGATTCCCTACGACACCACACGCTTGAGTCGAGACGGACCAACGGTGAGGTTGTGGCAGTGTTGGGGATGGGTGCCACCTAACCTTCGTGGCTCCGACAACATCGCATGGCGCTTGCAGGTTATCGCCAACGGTCAGGTTGTGATTAGGGATATCCCTATGCCCACGCCTGACCTGCGCATCCCCTACTTCCCCATCAAGAGCATCCCTATCCCACGTCGCCTGTACGGCGAGAGTATCGTTCGTTACATCGGCCCCCTTGCGGACCAGATGAATCGCATCGAAAACTGGAGAATGGATGAGGTGCTGCTGGGGATTTGGGGGCAGACTATCTTTAACCGCCAAGCTGGAGTAAGCGACAACAAGCTATTCCTTCAGCCAGGTGGCGCACTCTTCGTTGATGGCAACCCCAGCGAAGTCGCATTCCCCATGCCCCGCAAGCCTATCATCCCCGAAGCATACACTGAGAGCGCTAACAAGCGTGAGCAGATAGAGAGCACCAGCGCCGCTACTCCTTTGGTGCAGGGGGTGATGGAGACTAACCGCGCCACAGCCTCAGAGATTCATACACGCTCCTTGCAGGGGAATGCCCGCTTTGAGCTTATGACGATGTGGCTTGACTACACTCTCAAGAAAGAACTCCTTGATCGCATGTTCAAGCTGTACCAACGCCACCTACCCCCCGACCGCCTCATTCGCCTTGTGGGCCAGCCTAATCAGATGATTCAGTTGGATATCAGTATGATCCAAGAGCCCGTTGATATTGTCATCAACAGTGGGATATTCGCGTTTAACAAGGAAGATAGGCTTCAGGGGATGAACCAAATGATATCCGCAATGGCAGCCAACCCCGACCTCATGAAGCATTTCCGCCTCAATAACATCGCCCGCGAAATTGTCACCGATATCGGGTGGCGCAATCCCGACAAGTTTGTAATGAGCGAAGAGGAAGTGGCGCAGAACGATCAAGCTGCCCAACAGATGCAACTCGCAATGGCAGCCGGTCAGGTTATGTCTCAGGAGCACATTGATGCTAACAAAGCTGATGCAGAGGGTGATGCAGATACTAAGGTGGCCGTGGTCAAGGGAACCTTTGATCTGGCCCGTGAGCGTATCAGAGCGGCTGCTCAAGCAAGTGCGGCCAAGCAGCAAGCAGCACGGGCGAAATCCTCAAACTCTAGATGAAACGATCCGCCTCGCCAGCATTAGCGAGAGTTTCATCAAACACGAAGTGTGGGAGGCGCTCGAAGCGGAAATGGACTCTTACGAAGCAAGCGTCATACGCGAGCTTACACGCGCAGGCTCCACCCACGACGAAGAGAAGCGAGCAATCTTGTTCGCCATCCAGGTGTTGCGCAACTACCCCTATCGTCTCATTGAAGCAGGCAACGCGGCCAAGCGAGCCCGCCACGAAGCCGAAGAAAAAAAGAGGCTCGCACAAATGGAAACCATCGGGCAGGCAGTTGAAACGCTCGGACCCTCAATCCTCCAAACTCGCATTGATGGTTGGTAGGCGTAAGACGCGCTCGGTAGATGGGAGAGGAAATGTCGCAGGTAGTTAGTTTTAGTCCGGTTATGAAAGATGGGCAGCTTGATCTAGGGCATGGGGATTTGGATGGTACTAACGTTGAGGGTGTGGGGCAGCAGACTACACCGGGGAATACTAACTTTGATGATGGTTCTAACGTGGCGCAGTTGAGTAGTCAGGTTAATCCGTGGGAGGTTCCCACGAATGAGCCTGTTACAGCCCCACAGGTTGTGCAGGCGCAGCCTCAGTCTAATCCCCTTGCAGATGAGATTGCCCACCTCAAAAAGATTGTGGGCGACCAGGGTAACCAAATTGGGGAATATAGGAAGCTGCTTAATACCCTCGCTTCCCAAACTCAGCCTCAGCAGCAGCATATGGGGTTTGCGCCTCAGCAGGCTGCTCAGCGCATCATCAACACCCCCAATCCCGATGACTATCCCACCGCCCGCCAGATTGAGGAAGGTGTTATGCGAGTGGGGCAAGTCTTGTATGAATCCCTCCAATCCCAGCTTCAGGAGACGGCTGCTAAGGCCCAACTTGCTGCTGCTGGTATCACCCCCGAGGAGCAGCAACTCCTCGAACTCCAGTACCCCGGCCTCCGCACCATGGACGCCAATACTCGCGCAGGCGTGGTTAGCGCACTCGCGAAGAGTAAGCGTCTTGAAACGCAGGCCTTCACAGCCGCCAATACCCAAGCTACTGCTCAGGTAGCCGCGCAGGGCGTCAGGCAGCGTGTCTTTGTAGAACAGCCTCAAGCGTACACCAACGTACCCTCAGCCGGTCAAACCGTCGATATGGACGCCTTTGGTAAGCTCAACTCCAAACAAATGGAGGAAGCTCTCAAAAAGATGGGCGTCCCTAGAGTGGATGATTGGAACCGGCGAGGATAAAGGATAGCTAAGTAATGGCTTCTCCAACAATTACCTCAATTGCGAGATTGGTACCCACGTACTATGATCGCCTTCTTTTGGACAACCTCTACCCCGACCTCTACCTTTGGCAGTTCGGGGAGAAGCGCAAGGTTCCGCCCAACAGTGGTAAGACTATTCTGTTCAACAAGTGGACTAAGCTGACGCTTGGTAACTTCGTTACAGAAGGTACTCCGATTGGAACTTGCGCCATGTCAGCGTCGCTCGTGTCCACGACTCTCTCCGGCTTCGCGCTCGCCGTGAAGCACTCCGACTTCCTCGTCATGACCGCCATCAGCGACGTGATCGCGGGGTCAGTACAGGAAGTCTCGAAGAGCCTCGCCCTCAAGATCGACTCGCGCATCCGCCAGGTCATCAGTGGACTCGGCACGCAGATCACCGCCTGCGTGGTTAGCGTGGCGGGTTCCGCTGTCGTGGGTAAGCTGAAGAATGGAGACCGCCTCAAGGCTCGCGAGGTTGTTCGTTCGCTGCGTACCCTCAACGTCAACAACGCCAAGACCTTCCCAGACGGATTCTTCGGGATGGTGCTGCACCCCTATCAGTTGTGGGATATCCAGGGGGATACCTCAACGGGTGGTTGGATCGACATCAACAAGTACGCCTCCAACGACACGGTGCAGAATTTGTATCGTGGAGAGGTTGGACAACTCTATGGATTCAGGGTTGTGCGTAGCACCAACGTTAAGGCCGGTCTCGCCGCTTCTCCCGCTTCCGCCGCCAACTCCGCCTACATGGGCTTCGCTATGGGTCCGGGCGCATATGGAGTTGTGGAGCTTGATGAGGGTAGCGCGAGAGTGTTCGTGAAGCAGCTTGGTTCCTCCGGTACGGCTGACCCTGTTAACCAGCTTGCCACTGTGGGAGCTAAGATCTACTTCAGCGCCGTTAACCTCGATTGCACGAACCGCCTCGTTACCATCAGTTCGGGCAAGTCCACCGCGTTGTAAGGGAGGCTTTCATGGCTGATCAGTTTGCCAGCAAGCCCGGTAAGGATCAAGGTTTCGACCCCCGCAACAACCAAGCTCAGACTGTCCCCGCTGGGAGAATTGGACAGGAGTATCCTTCAATCCCCCCTGACGCCGATCTCGCTGTGTGGGACGATGAGTACAATTACGACCCCAGCATTGCACGTAAAGTGCCACGCAATGGGGTGGAATGCACCGCCCACGCACTCTTCCACTCTAAGGGAGTGAGTGTGGATAATGATCAAAACACTAAGTATGTTTACAAGCCAGGAAAGGGATAGTTATGAGTGAGAATCCTGCACAGAACGCTGCTTCCGGCCCGCCCAATGTTGGCCCGCGTATTGGGGGCACCTCCCCCAACCACGTTGGTCCCTCGGGGATGGGAACTGAGGGTGGCGCTATTGGAGTTATCACGGCGATGAATGTTGATGCGGAGAGTTTCCCCGTTAACATGCGTACCGTGAATGAGCCCGAGGGTGAGTTTCTGAAGTAGTCCCGACAGGACGAGTTAGGGGGGATCTCGCCAAAATCCCCCACCCCTTTCAAGGAGAGTTGTGGCTAGCGGGTTCCACGGAAGTATGCCAGCAGAGGTGTTTAAGGGGCTTATTGAGCGCGCTAACCCCACCGATAAGGCCCTCAAGTTTGAGGTGTCGCGCATGAATGGATACCGCAACGCGGGGTTGTATCGCGATGATCAATACATCATGGGCGTGACGCGCAACGAATTCCCTGAATACACCGTGAGAAGCGCGGATGACGGGATTGAAGCGTTAGGGTGGAGGGAAGCACTAACCTCTCTTCTCCTTGAAGGGTATATCAAGGTAACCCCCGAGATTGTAACATGGTTGGGGATGGATGGAGTGGCGTACGCACTCTCGCCGCGTGGGGGGGAGTGGATTCCTAACGAGAAAGAGAGTATAATTATAAAATGAGCTACCCCACTATAAGCTGTATCATCTCCACCTATAACCGAGCTAACTTCCTCCGCCGCGCCCTTGCAAGCGTTCTCGCTCAAGATATCAAAGAGGAGATTGAATGTGTGGTTGTGGATGATGCATCTACAGATTCAACCTTCGATGTGGTGAAGAGTTTCGATAAGGCGTTCACCCTCAAGGGAATACCCCTCCTATTTTACAAGTTGGGCGAGAATAGCGGCTATCAGTGCAAGCCTAAGAATGTGGGGGTGCAGCATTGCAATGGGGAGTTTATCGCCTATCTTGATGATGACAACGTATGGAAGCCTAACCACCTCCGCGAACTCTTCACCGCCATCATAGAGAAAGAAGTGGATATGGTGTATGGGATGAGGGAGTATAAGGCTATGGAGGGGTATGATCCTATCCACCTGGGAAAGAAGCTCTCCCTCGGTCCCTCTCCCATATTCCCCTTTGAGGTGGAGCGGCTTGAGCAAGGTAACTTCATCGACACCAGCGATATCATGCACACGAAGGGCGCCTATTACCTCCTCGCTTCCAAAACTGAGTGTGGCTGGGATGAGGAGATGCGCCGCTTCGCAGACTGGAACTTCGTCTATCGCTGGGCTAAGGTGGGATTAAGCGCCGCACCCGTCTATAGGATACTTACCGAGTATTGGTGGCATGGACAAAACTTGCAGCTTACTCGCCCCGTTATGGAGCAGCCCCTTGCTGTAGGGAGGTTTGACCTTGAAAATAGCGGTCTACACACTAACGCGGGATAGGCTGCACGATACTCAGCGAACCTTCGCACTCCTTAAAGAGATGGCGGGGATGGAATATGACCACTACGTTATGGATAACGGAAGTGTGGACGGAACTAACAAGTGGCTCGCAGGGCAGGGGCTCCACTACCTCAACCTCTCCCTTGACAATAAAGGCCAGTGTATAAGCTCCAACATGCTCATTGATGCTATCCTAAACAGTGGCATCAGCTATGACTACATTGTTAGGTTGGATAACGACATTACCCCCAAGACTGACAACTTCTTGGCCCGCTCCATCGAAGCGCAGCAGGAACTCGGAAAAGGGTGTGTATTGTCACCTGATATCATCGGTCTCAATCATAAGCCTAAGTCCTTTGGGAACCACGCTACTGTCCACTTTAAGTATGATTTCGTGGAAGCTCTAGGTGGTGCGTGTAGAGTCACTCTTCCCAGCGTGTGGGATAGTTTTCGTTTCTCCATCCACGGCCCCCTAGCCTTGGGGGAAGCTCAACAGATTAGTGTGTATTGCCACGCCGAAAACCTCCCCATGGTATACGTTAAGGATATCGTAATCGAGCACATCACCGACAACCACTTCCGCGACAACCCCGAATACTTCAGGCGCCGCAGGATGGAGGAGTTTGTTCCTTATGGACTCTAAGCCCAAGGTAATAATGGACTTCGACGACCTCTGCGACACTTACGATCCCTTCAATATGCTATGCACCCTGAAAGAAAACGACCCCGAGTTTAAGGTTACACTCTTCACCATCCCCAAGCGCTGCAGCAAAACTCTCCTCAAGAAGTATGCTAAAGAGAAGGATTGGATTGAGCTTGCTATGCACGGATGGTGGCACACATACGGGGAGACGCTAAGCTGGACAAAGGAGGAGGCACTAGACAAGATGCGTATCTCCTTCGATATGGGCATCGACGGCAAAGGATTCAAAGCCGCCAAGTGGGTCATCGACCCTGTGGTGTACGAAGCCGCTAAGGAGCTAGGTTGGTATGTGGCTGACCATAAAACTAATCGTTACCGTATTCCTACTGAGGGTGAGAGGATATATATCAGTGATCTTAGGTTAAGGGATGGTAAGGAGCGCCGCCTCCACGGCCACACCCGTAACGTCTGCGACAATGGCATTGAGGAGGCTTTCCCCCTCTTCATGCTCCCAAGGGGGAAGTTTGAATACCGCTTCATATCAGAAGTGTGTTAAGGATGATACTTACTACACCAAAGTTCAAGCCGAGCACAACGACGTAAGCGGCTTCTGGGTGAACCGCGCTCTCTACGCAGCTAAGAACTTCCTTGAGGTGGTGGGAGCTAACCTGTTTGATGATGACACCGTTGCGGACTTTGGCTCGCGCACAGGGTATGTTGCAGACATGCTCAAGCGTATAACCTCCCTCAACCCTATCTGTGTGGATATTAGCGCCGAACATATCAAGGTGTGTGAGAGTAAAGGTTTCCCCGCCTTCGCGGGTAGGATTGAGAATATGAGCTTTTTGCGGGATGGTGAGGTGGATTGGGGATTTTGTTCGCACACGCTGGAGCATGTTAAGGATTACGACGCAGCGGTGAAGGAGCTTAATAGGGTGGTGAAGCGTGGGTTGTTTATCGTCATCCCAATGGAGCACGAAGATGCGGGGGATGCTAACCCCTCCCACATGCGCTTCTCTACCAACATCCACGACTACATCACCCCCTTCGAGGCGCTGGGGTGGAAGATGGGGTGGGAGTGTCCGCCTATCCCTAACGCTGAAGATTACGACCCCGAGAGCAGAAGCGACTACCAAGTTTGGTTGTACCGATGAAAATACTCCAGCTTACTCACCAGAATATCCCCATCAACTACTACCGCCACTGGCAGTTTGCTAAGCACCTCAACGACATGGGCCACACTATCCTCACCCGCCCACACTCGTCACTGTCCCCTTTTGGCTACAAGGACACCATCAACTACAAAGGTGTGAAGCGGGATTATTGTTTGGACTATGACTTCCTCGACGCTATTGCTCCAGGATGTGATGCGATATGGAGCACAATCTGTTATGAGCCTCACCGCCTCGCCACCCTCATGGCCGCACGTGAAGCTTATGGCATTCCCATCATCATCGACACTGATGATTTGGTTACTGATATCCCCAAGTACAACGTCGCCCAGCAGAAGCTCACCTCCAAGAGTGACCGCATCAAGATTGCTCTAGCCGGATTCAGGCACGCAGACGCCCTAACCACAACCTGTGCCTTTCTAGCTGAGGCGCTTAAGAAATATAACTCTAACGTGTTTATCACCGAGAATAACATCGAGCCCTCAACCTGGACAATGGAGCGTAAGCCCACCCCCGCTAATGAAGTTAGAATCCTATGGGCAGGCTCAACCGCCCGCTATGGCGACATTCAGATGATCCGCCGCCCCCTCGAAAGCATCATCAAGCGCTACAAAGGAAGCAGCATCTGCGTTAAGCTAATCTTCATCGCCACTGTTCCTGACTTCGCTGTGGAGTGGATTGATGCAGGAGACGCATTTGTGTTGCAGTGGGCGGACATGATTGATTACCAAGCTGTGACGCGCTACATCGCGCCCGACATTGGCTTAAGTCCCCTTGTTCCCAGCGACTTCAACCGCTCTAAGAGTCCCCTCAAATACTTCGACTACACCATGATGGGGGCAGCGGGGGTATATAGCGATGAGTGTACCTACTCTTGCGTGGAGGATGGAGTCACCGGCATCAAGCTAAAGGGCGACGCTGGGTGGGAAAGCGCCCTCATCAAACTCATCGAAAACCCCATCCTCCGCAAAGACATAATCCACGCCTCCTCTAAAGATGTGCTCGCCAATTACTCCATCCTGAAGAACGCTCCCCGCATCGCCTCCACACTGGAAGAAGCCGTCCATGTCGGAAGTTCTCATTGCGCCTCAGTCCGTTACCGGGCCAACGCCAGCTAGATTTGCAGACCTTAAAGATCAAGTAGCCCTCATCCTTGGCCGCCAACTAGACTCTCAGTCTCTCTATCGCTGCGGGCAGTTTATCAACCGCGTGATTAAGGAGCTTAATACCCGCCCGTGGAAAGCTCTTCTCACCGTGGGCTCCAACATCACCACCTCCACTGGTACCCGCACCTACTCCCTAGACTCCCTCTTCTTCAAAGAGAGTAAGGTGCAGCGGCTTGATGACTCCTCCAAGCCCGCCTTCACCCTGCAATACCTAGACTGGGAACAGTATCAAGCCCGCTACGACAGGCAGACTGATAGCGGCGCACCTTACATGTATACGCTCCGCAATGTAGATCAAGATGGGGTTATCGACTTCTACCCCGTCCCTGACCAAGCTTACACCATCACCGTCCAGTATTACGCCCGCATCCCCCAGCTTGTTAACAATGACGACACCCTCCTCATCCCTATTGAGTTTGAAAACTACATTATCCTGAAGGCACAGTTTTACCTTCTTGATCTCTTCCACCACGAACGCTCAGCGGAGAAGTTTAAGTACTGCGAAAATGAAATGGCGAAGCTCATTAGGGTGGACGAAATCCACCCCGACGATACCCCCCGCTTCCGCCTCCCTATGCCAAAATCTACGTTCGGCACTATCTACATAAAGGTTTAAGATGGCGCAGCTTGGTAGACTTTATAAGTACATGCTCCGCAGCAACGGCAATGCTGTTAGCGGAGTATCGCTTACAGTGTATCGTGAGGGGGCGACAGTCAATGGGGCGCAGAGTGGAATCTCCCCTCTTAACGTAACTGTGCGGCATGTGGGGAAGATCCAAACAGGAGACTTTGTATTCACTGGCACCACTCCCTCCACCACCTTCTCCGCCACCGTAACTTCCACCACCTTAATCACCCTAAGCGGCTTCAGCGGAACCCTATCCCTTGCAGATGGAGACCGCCTCACCCCTACAGGTTCCAAGCCCACCCTCTATGCTGACGATCAAGGTGGCACCTCCACCACCAACCCTCTCACCTCATCCTCAACAGGATTGTGTCAGTGTTGGGTTGAGTTTGGGGGTTACGACCTCTTGCAGAGTGGTGGCGGCCTAAGCACCCTCATGCACACCAGCCAAGTAGTAGGGAGTGAAGCTCCGGGGCAGATTAGGTTTGCGGATGATTTTGCGGCGCTCTCAGTCTCGGGGGGAATCCAAGAAGCTATAGATGATCTCCCCTCTGCTGGAGGTAAGGTTCTTTGCTCAGCGGGGCGAAC